GGCAGCGTCAGATGTGTATAAGTGTCAGATGTAACAGTAGATAATGGGATCGCATTAGTTTTAAAATCTCACGTTGGTAATAAACAAATGGCTGGGTTTGACTTAGCAACAAATACACCACGTGACACTTGGGTGGTTAAAGAATTTGTTTATGAAGTTCAACAAGAGTTCATATCTCAAAGTGATAATTTATTCTTTATATTTTCTACTAAGAATGGCCATTTTAAAATCGCTGAACCTTACATGGCAACTGGTGATAATGTGCCAACTGAATGGATGCCTAACGTTAACGATTTAAAACCAGAAAATGTTTCTAACTTAAACTATTTACCTAATTCAAACTTTGAAACAGCGTTGAATAAATGGGAACTTGAGAACTTGCAAAACAGTGGGCTTGAATATCGTACAGATGATGCGCAAACACATTTTGGTCGAGGTTTACATATTTTTGGTACACCTAACGGAGAATTTAAAGGATTATCAAGCGAACCGTTTAACCTGGATGCCAAGAAAGATGAAAAGCTAACCTTATCAATGGATCTTGGTAAAGATGCTTTAACAGAAAACTCTGTTATTAAATTAGGTTTACATTTCATGGATAAAAATGGGACTATAATTTCACAACAATGGAATGATCTGGACTTAGCAACACAAGGGTTCGAGGTTAAGAAATACAAACGAGTATCACAAACATTTGCAGTGCCATCAGATATGGCAAAATGTCGAGTGATGATATATGCAACTAATAAACAACAAATTAATTTCTATATTGATAAAATCAAGCTAGAAGTTGGAGAAGTTGCAACAGATTGGCAACCGTGTTTAGAAGATTTAAGGCCACATACACTAACAACAAACGTTAGGTTTGAAGGTAAGTATATAAACAAAAAAACAACTGGCGTTAAAGCTTATTTAGAAGTATTTTATGATAATGAAAAACTTACTAAAGGTTTTACAACTAAAATGAAATACAAAGGCGCTGATCGTACTGAATGGAGCGAATTTAAAAATGTTACAGTGGGAACTGATGGCAGCATAGCTGGACTTACAATACCAGATGGCCCTAAAAATGGTGAACCAATAGATGTTATCACGCTAACAACATACAATGGTATCAGTAATTTAGCTAGGGAAAAATTAGAAGATAAACCAGATATTACTGGAATTACTGAAATTGTTGAAAAATATAAAACGTTTGATAATACAATAGAAAATTTCAACTCTACCATTGGAGAGTTTAGAGAACAAATAATAAATGGTGGTCGTAACTTGATAAAAAATAGTGCTGACTTAAGTGATATCGAAATTGCCGCGAACAATTGGCAAAAGAGTGTTCAAAATGGTGTATTGATACTTACTAAGCGCAATGTGACAGATAACAAAGGATTTTATATAAAATTAGCTGACTTCTTGAAAACTGAATACAAAGGTATTGAATTGACTTTGAGTATCGATATAAAAGCTAGTAAAGATATTACATTTACTAAAATAGGCCCAGCACCTGGAGGAGTTAAGGTAGGAACAATTGAAATAACACCGCAATGGAAACGTTTTACACATACCTTTACCAATGAAGGTATATATGATGTTTCATTTCAGTTAGATGGTATGCAAGGCGTTTGCGGTGAAGGTGATAAAATTTATTTCCGATTTCCTAAATTAGAAAAAGGGCCAACAGCAACGCCATGGACTCCAGCACCAGAAGATATACACCTGGTAAAAGAACGCCTTGAAAGTAGTATCAATCAAACAAAAGATCAATTAGGGTTAACAGTTAAGAAAAACGAGGTGATAAGTGCTATTAACCTAAGTGTTGAAGGTAATGAAGGACGTGTCAAAATTGATGCTGATAGAGTTGATATAAAAGGAGCTTTACGTGCTTACAAAGGGTACATTGGTGGTTTCCAGCTTGGTAAACATGAAGGCGATGGTTACTCATCTTGGTGGTTAACTGGTGAAAATCAATTTTATGTTGGAATGTCTAACGGTGCTGGAAATTGGGGACAAACCGCATTATGGGTTAACTGGGGGAATAAATGGAATGAAGTTGGACCGCGTGCATGGTATGTCAAAGAAAACGGAGAAATGTATTGTAAAAATAGGGCTTATTTTTGGAATACGCCAACTGTAATAGGTGATTTAAAAGTAACAGGTAATATTTTTTATAACAATAACGGGAACTCTGGTAAATGGGTGTATTCTAGTACGTATGAAAAAATAGAGGCTAATGGCGGTTATTTATATTTTTATAGATCTGGTGGTAGTTATATCTGGATCCCATATAATAAAGAAATTTCTGATAGACGTTACAAAAAAAATATCAAGGATAGCGAAGTTAACGCCTTAGATATCCTTAATAAGTTAAAAGCTTATAGCTATACTAAGGAATATGATGGTGAAGTAAAAGACATCGATTGCGGGATCATGGCCCAAGATGTTAAGGAACATATCAATTCAGCATTTATTGAATTGCCAGATGGTGCTTACTCTTACAGTACCTTTGAATTATTGCCTTATGCAATTAAAGGTATTCAAGAACTAGCAGCTGAAAACAAGGAGTTAAAAGCTGAAGTTAAAGATCTTAATGCAAGGTTAGAACGACTTGAAAAACTGTTAGAAGGTAAATAAATAACTAAAATTCAAGGGGTGGTGATGGCCATGCGGTGATTGATTAATATGTAAGAACAATTAAATTTTATAGAAAGGTGGTTTTTAAAGGAAATGCACATTACATTAGCTGAACTCGCTAACAGATACTGTGAGATCTTTAACGATGTTTATATACATGCTTTTGCGGGAGTAATAGTGCTAGATATACTAACGGGAATGATAAAAGCCTGGATTAACAAAACTTTAAACTCAACTATTGGGAGAAGGGGGTTGATCGAACACTTAGCAGTACTTGTGCTAGGTGTAACGGTCTATCCCTATTTAATATTTATTGGTTTCGAAGAAGTAGCAGCAACGTTTATTTTTTTCTTTATAGCAACTTATGGTTTATCACTAATCGAGAACTTATCTGACATAGGTGTACCATTCCCAAAAGGATTGAAAAAGAGGCTTGAAAAAATAAAAGATCATTTCGATGAGGAGTGAAGCAATGGAAAAAATAATTAAATTCACTATAGAGAACACAACTAAAACTAGGGAAGTAGAAGAAACATATTCTGAACTTTATTCACATGATAGAAACAATGGGCTTTTTGAGTTTGAGATTGCTAACGAACAATTAGCTGGAAAGAACTTAATAGCATTATTCAAGTTTGTAAAAACTGGTTCATACTGGAAAACTGAAGCGGTTGTTGAAGACAATAAAGCTAAAATTAAGTTTGATACTAGCTTAATCACTCAAAACGAAAAAGTAATTTGTTTCATTTATGTAAATGAAGAAATTAGAGATGCTGATATATTTAGGTTTAAATTTAATGTTAGGGTTTCGGAGATTGACAAAGCTAAACAATTACCATTAAAAGAGCGTTTCTTTGCACATGGACTAATTGTTGATAGGGTTGATGTACTTACTAAAGAAGACTTTGATAATGCTATTAAGGAGATTGAAAAAGGTAGCAAATTCTTAACAGAAACCCAAGCGAATGAAAAGTATGCTTTAAAAAGCGATATACCTAACATTACTAATCTGGCAACAACAACAGAATTAGAAAAACGTGCTTTAAAGACTGAAATTCCAAGCACTGAAACAATTGTAAATAAAGTAGTTGAAAAAGTTGAGAAAAAAGGTTATTTAACCCAGCATCAGTCTTTAGCTGGATATGTCACTGAAGCCCAGCTGGAAGGTAAAAATTATTTAACCCAACATCAATCGCTTAATGGTTACGTTACAGAAACCCAGTTGACTGAAAAAGGTTATTTGACTAAACACCAGGATATTAGTGGGTTAGCTACAAAGAAATCTGTTGAAGCTGTTGAAAATAAAGTTACACAATTAGAAAACAGACCAGTTACATCAAGCTATGATGATTCTGAAATTAAAAGGGAAATCAAAGAATTAAAAGATAGACCAGTAACAGCTAACATTGACACTAGCAACCTTGCAACCAAGCAAGAGTTAGAACAGGTTCGCAATAATCAACCAAATGTTGACACTTCAAACCTTGCAACAAAAGAAGAACTAAATCAATTACGTGGTAGTCAACCAAATGTTGACAACCTTGTTACAAAAGATGAATTGAACAGCAAAGGTTATTTAACTCAACACCAATCTTTAGAAGAGTATGCTAAAAAGACAGAGTTACCTCAGCCGTATAATGACACGGATATTACTAACAGACTTACAGCGTTAGAGAATAGACCTGCTGGGAACGGTGGAGATGTTGACGTGAGTAATTTTATTACGAAGCAAGAGGTAGCAAGAGATTATGCTCCGTTATCTAATGTGGTAGAAATCAACAAACAGTTAACTGTGTTATCAAATAGAAAAGTGGAAGGTGGAATAAGTAGTGCTGAGATAGATGAGATAAAAAGTTCACTAAATAAAAAAATAGATAAAAATGAAATACCGTTCAAGTCAACAAGTTTTACTAGAGTTGAAGATTATTTAAACAATACTAACGAGCATATACGATTTGAAAACTTTGGACGATTATACACTGATACCTTTGGTAATCATTTAGTAGTTAGTGGTGGTAGAAAAACCGTTAAATTTGAAACTTTATTATATACAGTAGGGAGTTCACTACCTGATTCTTACGAGCCAGACTTTGAATTTTCCGAGGGAGATAATATCAAGTTTATAACAACACGAAATATACATGATTATCTACCCAGAAATACAGGCAACACAGGTAACACAACTGAACTAGACAACCGATTAAAAGTTCTAGAAGCAAAACAGTGGGAAATTCACGGTCGAGGAATGCCAAATGGCGTTGTAATTGCACCTGTTGGAACGACTTACGTTGATGAAGCAGTAACAAACGGAGCGTTGAAATGGATTAAGAAATCTGGAACAGGTAACACAGGTTGGGAAGTCCTAATCGGAGATACTGGCTGGAAAATACTGCCTTCTGTATCAAAATTAGGGAACTCATTTGTCAAAATAAGACGTGTGAATAATGTAGTATCTTATCAATTCGGAGGATTATCATGGGGTTGGTTTGGAATTGTTAGAAGAGGTGGAGCCGGATATCAAGTTCAACCATCTGACCGAGAGCGAAACTGTTTTATTTTAGGTTTGAACGGCATTCCGCAAGGATACCGCTCTGAAGCGTCACTTATTGGCGGTATTTACAATGATAAGGGAACGCCGTATGGAACGTGGTATTTAGGAGGAGTTGGAGACGGGAACATGTTGAGATTTCAATTCACAGACCCAGTTCCAACAGATAGAGACATTGGAGACATTCGTGTAAGTTCAATCTCATATTTAACGAGTGACCTATGGCCTACAAACTAGGAAAGGAGGTGAATTAATATGATAAATTGGAAAGTTAGATTTAAAAATAAACGCTTTGTATTAGCGTTTATAGCTGGTCTATTGCTATTAGTTAAGCAAGTTTCTGTATTATTTGGATATAATCTAAATACAGAGTTATTCAGCACCAACATTAATAATGTTGTCGATGCTGTTTTTTTATTACTTGGATTGTTAGGAATAGTTAACGATCCTACAACACAAGGTTTCAGTGATAGCGAACAAGCGCTAACTTATGAAAAACCAAAAGAATAATTTTTATTAAAAAGGAGATAATAACATGGCTGATATTTATAGTTCATACTTTCAACAAGGAATTTATTTTGCACCACCTAAAAACTCAATACGTGGTATAGTTTTACACAACGATGCATCAAGTTGGGGTGCGAAAGCATGGGAGTCACAATTAGAAGCAAAAGTTAACAACGGAACACTTGCAACTGGTTTTGCTGCTTACTATGTCGATAGAAACGATGTATTAGTATTCCAACCAGTAAACTACCAGGAATGGCACACAGCAACATACGAAGGGAACGCCAATTATATTGGAATTGAAGCTTGTCAATCAATGGGTTCATCTGATGAAGATTTCATCGCTAATGAAGATGCAGCGCTTATGATTGCGGGTGAGTTGTTAGAGTCTTATGGATTGCCAGTAAATGAAGATACTGTAAGATTACATCACGAGTTTAGTGCGACAGCTTGCCCACATCGTTCAATGGAGTTACACGGCAATGGTGGTGCTTACTATGGTGCTGGAACTCAAAATTGTAAAGCTTACTTTATTGATAGAATTAAAAAGTTAAGAAGTGGTGAAATAGAAATTGGAGATACTACAAACGTTGCTGCTGTAGTTGAAAAATCTATCCTGGATGAAGATGTTGAGTTGCCAAAACGTGACCAAGCATACTATGAAGCAACAGTTTCAATCGATTACTACTTAGAAAGCCAACCTTCACTAGATAGCGAAGATAAAGAGTTTGTCGCTGCTGGCACAAGAGTAAGAGTCTATGAGAAAAAAGACGGCTGGAGTCGTGTAAATTATAAAGACTCTGACCAGTGGATCGAAGACAAATATTTAACTGAATGTGAGTAATAACTTAATTATGGCCATTCAATATGGTATAATTAAATTTGTTAAGTGCCATACTTAACGATTTCATATTACTCCCTAATAGTTGAAAAACCCTACCTTAATTGGTAGGGCTTTTTTATTGCTTAAATTTCCATTACAATAGCTAAAATTAAAAATTTCCGTTAAAAAAATAAAAAAACTTTATAAAAACTATTGACTTTATACTCTATATAAGGTATAATAATAAATGTAAGGAGGTGAAACAGTGAATAAACGCAAGAAACTAAAAAATAAAAAAGAAGACTTACAACAAATTAAATTAATCAGATTGTCTATAATATTAGCGGTATTACAGATTATAAAATCTCTGATAGATTTAATTGTGAAAATCTTCTGAAATCAAAAAGGGAACGGGGTTTGCAAAAACCCCAAGTACCTTACGTTATTCACATTATATCATGAAAAAAGAAAAAATACAAAAAATACAAATAGTGATATTAATTTTAGGAATTATAGCAACAATAATTTCAATAGTTTTAAGTTTTATATAATAGAGGTGTACAAATGGATAAAATAATTAAAGAAATAGAAGAATTATTAAATAGCGATGTTACAGATTACAGAATTTCTAAAGATACTGGTATCACATTAAGTGTTATCCAAAATTACAGAAATGGTAAATACGCATTAGAGAATATGACTTTGAAGATTGCTAAAAAATTATACGAATACAAAAAAGAAACAACAGAGGAGAATAAAAAAATGTTAAAATTAAGTTTCGATTACAAAGGGAAAGTAAAAGAAGTTTATAGCAACAGTTTAGAAGATGTAACAAGTGAAGCTTTTGAGTATTTTAAAAATGATGAACATGCTAACGAAGTCTACAACCAAGGGCCAGAAGCTTTTGTAAAAGATTTCTTACATGGTGAAGTTGAATATGTTGGTGAAGAAATAGAGTATTTAAAAAATATACCTAACGTTTGCGACTTAGGGTTTTTACAAATAGAAGATTTCATTAACCAATTAGAACCAGAACTGAAACAACACATTAAAAAAGATGAATTTAATGATGAATATTACATTGAACATAATCGTGGTGCATACCAAATAGCTGAACAATTAGAACAACTAGCTGAAGAATTATATTTCTAATAAACTAAGCCCTTATTACAAGGGCTTTTTTCTATGGGGAAAAAATAGGGAAAAACCATCTAAATGGTCGCTAATTTCCTTTGTTTCCCCAATATTTTGCAGTAGTTAAGAAATGTGTTCTAATAAGCTTGTAATATGCTATATTTATGCTTTTTTAGGTTTTTGACTTTATCAATTTACCTTTACGTGATATAATATTTTATTATACAATAAAACGCTGCTAATCATTGAGTTAACAGCGTTTATTTTTATCTAATTTCGGTTATAGGGAAAATATAGGGAAAGCTTTTTCTAATTTATTATGAAGGTCTATTTTCATATTTGCAGTGACATGGGTGTAAATACTTAGTGTAATGCTGGTGTCAGAGTGACCAAGGCGTTCGGATATTACCTTGATTGGTACTCCAGCTTCTATAAGTAAGGCTACATGGGTGTGTCTAAACATGTGAGAGGTTATATTTTGTGCTGATAAATGATTAAGTATAGTGTTATAGTGAACCTGGAATATAAAATCATTACTTGATATAAAATCATGAAGGATATTTAATACATAGGTTGAAACTTCTATTGTCCTAATACTACTTAATGTTTTTGGTGCTGATAATTTCCCGTTCTGTAATTTAGTCTTATTAATAGTTATAGTCTTGTTAGTAAAGTCTACATCTTTGGGGGTTAATGCCAGGACTTCACCTATTCTAAGCCCAGTATGTAACTGAATAATGGCCACATTACGTACAGTATTGTTTTTAATACTTGCCAGGATCCCTGGTATTTGATCCTTTTCTAAGTACTTAATCTTTTGTAACTCATTAGCTTTTTCCTCTTTGGTAAGCTTAAATTCAAGGTTCACATCAAAGCTTTTAACATAGTATTTTTTTATAAACTTAAATAAATTGTTGAACAGTCTAACCATAAACTTTATGGCTTCTGGTGAATACTGACACCTAAACTCAATTAGTATTTTCTCATATTTAATTTTGGTGATATTTTCTAGCTTTTCATTATCGTTTAACTTTTGCAAATAAGATTTATAAATTAAAAATGAATGATGGCTTAACGTTGCTTTCTTAAATTCCAGAAACTTTCTTTTATAATATCCCAATAACTCTACTTCAGAAGCGGGGTTTAAAATCTTGTCGATCTTAGCTTGTAATTGTTCATAAGCTTCTTTTTCCGTTGCACGAGTCTTATTATTCTTAACGATAGAAACACGCCTTGTATTGCCATCATTATCCTTAAACGATTGTATATATCTATACTTACCATTATGGGTTATTTCTTTGTACAAGTAATACACATCCTTTCTTTATTATTGCTAAGATGTGTGATATAATTAAATTATTGAGCGAGGTTCGCTCCACATCTTAAGTAATTTTGAGAATAATATTGTTAGATGACGATTTAATAATACTCAAAATGGACTTACTGGTTGATAAACTCACAACTCTTGGCGGGGGCGTGAGTTTTTTTATTTGTCTAACTTATCGCTAATATCTTTCAATATAGAAATGATTTCATCGTTTTGTTTTTCCAGGTTGTCTTGTTGCTTAATTAGAATATAGTTCTGGGTTGTAATGGCCCTTAGTAACTCATTATTCCTTGTTTCAACATGCTTTGTAGGTAAGAATAAGTCAGAAATCCCACTACCAGCAGTAGCAAAAAGTGAAGTTGCATATCTTAAACTCTCTTTAGTTTCCTGGTTAATATTATCCAGGTGGAATTTCTCTAATTGCTTATCAAGTTTAGCGTTTCTTTCATCTTGTTTAGCTTGATTTTCAGCTTGTAATACCTTAATTCTTTGGGCTTGTAATTCCTCTTGTTTTTTAATATTATCTTGAATTTTATCAATAATTCCCACGGTTTGCACCTTCTTTCTAATTGAATATTTTTCTTCTTTAAAACTTCCTTCTTAACTCAACAACTTTCCCAATAATAACTACTGGTTTAGTAATAACCTCTTCATTTGAAAAGTACATAGGTGAGTATTCTGAATTATTAGATATTAGCATTATTCCATTATCAAGCTTTTCAAATTTTTTACAAGTAGCATCATCTCCATTTACTAGAGCGATTATTATATCTCCATTGTTAGCTGTTGTTTGTTGTTTTACGATAACAGTATCTCCATCATTTATATCTGGTTTCATACTGTCACCTTTAATTCTAAGCCCAAAAAACTCACCTTGATTTTTCCATGTTTGAGGTATTTCCTCATAGTCTAATATATCTTCAACAGCTGAAATAGGTATTCCAGCTGCTACTGTCCCTAGTACTGGTATTTTAATTCCTTGGGGTTTTTGTTCTTCTTCCCAACCCATTAGGTATTCAATAGATGTGTTTAAATATTTTGCAATTTTTTCTAATCTATCAGTAGGTAATTTTTTAGTATTTCCATCTTCATATCTTTTTATAGTTGTTTCGTGTACTTGTAAAAAATCAGCAACTTCTTTTCTAGATATTTTTCTCCTTTTTCTAGCTTCAAAAATTCTTTGTCCAACATTGTTGTTACTCATTATTTCCACCACCTTTGTAATTTTTATTTTAACATTTTAATTGTAAAAACGCAAGTTATTTTAAAAAAATAATAAAAAACTTGCAAAAAAGTATTGACAAAAAATAAAATCTAGTATAAAATTAAAATTGCAAAAACGCAAGAAAGGAGGAGGCATTTTGGACTACGATTTATTAAAAGTTAAAATGAAAAAAAATAAAGTTACTTATGAGACTATGGCTAAATTATTAGGTTTGACACTAAATGGTTTTGCAAATAAAATCAACCGCACTAATTCCAGTGGATTTTATGTTGATGAAGCAAATTTAATCAGACAAAAATTGAACTTAAGTCAAGAGGAAGCATTCACTATTTTTTTTAACAATTAACTTGCAATTTTGCAAGATTAAATGAATAATACCTCTTATTTCTAAGAGAGGAGAAAGGAGGAGAGAGGATGAAATTTACAATTAATAACAACGAATTCTATTTGAATGATGTTAAATTAGAAAAATTAATAAGTTATAGCATTGATGCTGATAATGATAAAAC